AATTCCCTTTATAATATTCTGAACATCTCCAACAAAATTTTCAATATCGGTTTTTATGTTATCAATCTCTGAGCTAATTTTTGCTGTCGCCATGGTAACCTTTTTACCAATAGCTTCATAAGCAGATACTTCTCTCTTGCCAGGATCTTTTATTTCTCCATTAACTTTATCAGCAATCTCAGGAGAAACCAACCTTGGTGACTTTTGAGATTCTGTATTACTCTCACTAGATTGACCAGGAACGATTGCCTTCGATGGTTTTACTGCATCAGTAAATCCAGTAAATGGTTCAAATGGTTTGGTATATGGTCCTGGATATGAAACAGCATCTGTTCTTCCAAATAAACCTATAACACAGGGTAATTGAGCATCATCACCATCAAGGAAGAATCCTAATACAGTATCGCCCTGTGATAGTTTTGGTGTTCTCGCTCTATTTGCTGCACCTGATCCATCACTTACACCAAGAAGAACCTGTGCCCAAGGAAGTTGTTCATTTGGCAATTCTAGTTCCGAATATGGGTGATAACCCATAATACGAACTTTGCACCTGTTACCCCACCCAGCACCATCAGCTTGATCTTTCCAAGCAGCAACAGGAGCAACTTGACCAATCCACCAACGGAATCCGTCTCTACCTACAAAATTAGTTTTTAGAAAAGCCTCTTCTAACATTGTTACTTTTTACCTACAGTGTCTCTGATCAACATCATTGCTGTGTATGATCCTTCCTTATCAAAATGGTGACGAAGTTGCTTAATCATATATAGACCACTTTCTATAGGATCACTCTCTTCTTTTCCAGTTGCAGTTTGTCTGAAGTCACATTCGATAATGTCGCCCGCCTTTAATGATGTATTCATTGGAACAGTCATTTCCACCTTTTGAGTGAACATATCGGCATATCTATACAGTGATTGTGATTGATACTGAAATGGGTCTGCATTTTTAGTAGTATCTACTTTATCTTCAAGAGTTCCCCTATCAATAAATCCAGACATAATTCTGGTTGGATATTCATCCAATGGTTTCACGTCAGTTGAATTAACTTTTGGTAACCCTGGATCTTGAGATCCCAGAGTATTTGTTTTTTTAATATGATCTTTATGTAAATACACTCCCTCCTGTTCTCTTGTAAATGCTGCTCGATGAAAATCAAAATAATATCTCATTGAGCTATATGCACCCAGTTTTAACTTTTCAATAACATTTTGATTCTTGTCAAGATAATATGTTGATATTTTGAAATCTTCATTCTGCTCACCTTTCCCATCAGCAACCATAGTTTCACTGTAAAGTGCTTTTGGTTTCTGCTCAATCATTTTATTCAAAGACTTGAAGTGCATTCCCTCTTTAGTTTGATAAAAGACGAAACCAGCGGTTTCACTGTCAACACCCTTTGATGCCAACCACCTTATAACTGTAAATGGTTTTCTCATATTACCTATGAAACCATACTTGTTTTCGGTTTGATGTGGTGCCTCAGCAAAAGGTACATTAAGATACTCTTTAACTATTTGCTCTACAGATCCACTTATATTTTGGGATGTTGGATATCTTTTTGTAACTCTTGTAGTTTCATTTGTTATAGCAACTTTTGAGCACAAATTCAGAATGAAAGTTTCTGAAGTGCTATCGGAAATATAATTTGAAATTCCAGAAACATAGAGATAATCATCTGGTGTTTGTGAAAAATCTAATCCAGGTAATCCATCTACAGATTGTTTGATTCTTAAAGATACTCTTTCTCCACCCTTTAAAGGCAATCCCTGATATATTCCCCTTCCATTGATGACAGGACCAGAAGAAGTTACTAATATCTTTGCAGTTACATAAGGACGAAAAATATCTTCATAGTAATCTACTGATTGAACGCCTGGTCTAAGATCAACAGACTCCCTGGATTCACTAGATTCTATTAGTATTTCTTCGTATCTTGATGGATCCGATGCTGACATTAGGTATATTCTAGTTCTGTAAGTAGTAACTTTTTCGCCAATGCGATACTACTATTTAACCCACTTCCAGTAGGCATTTGTGATGAAGAACCACTACTTGATGCAACCTGTTGTGGTGGTGGTTGATTTGATTGTGGAATTGGAATTGGTATTGTTCTTTGTCTATTGGAAGATAATGGTCCTGTTTGTTTTTTCTTTGGTTTTACAAGTGGGAATTGATTTCCTGTTTGATTTGGTCGATTTATTTGTAATGGTGAGTTTGGTCCTCCCTGCCCACCAAGATTTCCATAATTTTTAATTACTTCTTCTGTTCTATCAGCACCAATTGTTGCAGCATTTTTACCAAATCCTGCATAGTAACTCTGCCCTCTCGTTACTTGTTGATTTTGTCCTTGCATAGTTTGAAGAACGGGAACACCTGCAAACGCTTGAGCAAGACCTTTAGAAAATTCAGTTGGATTTTCAGCAGCAAGTTTTCTTGTTAATCCTTTCTCTTTTTCTAAGAATATTTCAATAAGTATATCCTGTGTTTTTTTATCAAAAACACTATCCATATCCAAACCATAGTCTTTACCATACTTCTGCACAAGATCTTTTACATTGAGTATTTGATATGCACCTGCAGCAGCACTTCTTTGATCATCAGGAATACCTTGTGCTTTTTGAAAATTCAAATAATCAGTTTGGAATTGATCCAATTGTGTAATTGTCATCGTAGAAAGATCTTCATCTTTTCTAGAGAACTCTGCTTTAACACGACCATTTGCATCATAAATTACCAGGTTGCCTTTGTAAGGTGTAGTATAATCACCACCCGATTCTGCAGATCTAATAAGATTTTTTAACTCCTCTGTTGGTCCACCTGTATATTGTCCTTGATTTTGTCTTGGATTTTGTCCTTGTGTTGTGGGTTGGGAAGATGTTCCACCAAAAAATTGATCCCAGGTTTCTCTCTGACTCCACTTTTGCAGGAGTTTCATTCCCTCCTGCATAGCTTTACCTACATCTTCAAGGAAGGTTGTGATAGATTTTGAATCTTTTTCAATACTTAATCTTTCAGTAGTAGTATCATTAACTTCTAATCTTTGCTTTTGAGTTTCAACTTCATTGTTGAAGATATTAAAAAAACTAAAAGTTTGATTGAACCAATTGGTCAAACCTTGAATTGTATTTTGTACTCTTTCTTTTAAACCTTCAACTGCTTTTATAATCCTTGGTAGATTTAAAACAGTCCAAGTAATTAATATCTTTCCAACAGTATCAAAAATTCTACCTAAAAATCCTCTAGTGCTTGATGCAATAGATTCTGCCACATTAGGAGATTTTTCAAGATTTTTCAAATTATTTGCTTCAATTAAATCTTCCTGCTCTCTCCTTTGAACTGCTTGACGTCTTTTCTGGAAAGAAATCAATTTGAGTGATATCGACTTCTTCTTCTCTCTATTACCAACACGAAGCAATTTTGTTATACCAAGAGATGATTTGGTTGCAGCACGAAGACCTGAAGAAAATGCAGATACTGATTTCCTTATATTTTTTAATGTATCTTGATTTTTTTGAAGTGCTGCTGACATTTAGAGTATTCCGTAGATACTTACGTTTGAGACACCGAATGGATCATCAGGATCTCCAGAGGCATATGATGGCACTGGTGCAATATTTCCAGATGAAGAATCTACTTCTTGAGGTTGAGCGGAAGATCCACCAGACATTGGCATCGGAACAACATTAATTTGCTCTGAAGGAATTTCTTGACTAATTCTATCAACAATTGGTTTCCTGTCATTAAATATAGGTTGCACCGTAGATGGCAGATTTCCAGTTCTACCTATCTCATTTTCTTGCGATATCATAGCAAGAATTTCTGGATCAGAAACTTTGGCACCAATTTGATTTTCTGGAAGTGCTTCTCTTAGTGCCGTTTTTTTCCTGAATGCTTTCTCTAAAGCATCACCAGTATCAAATGAATAGTTGAAAATATTCCCACCAGGCATTTCCATAGACCTGATAGATTCCATAAAACCTTCACCATAAGTATTGACAACGTTTACTGGCATAACAAATTCGCCCGCAGTGAGATTTGCAGGAACTTTATCAACACCTGCAGGACCCTCAACCATTCCACCAAGAGCCATATTCTGTGGTGCGGGTTCAGGTTCAGATGGTTTTGCGGTTTTTACAAGTGGGAAGGGATTTGATTGTTGAGTTTGACCTTGTTGACTAGTTTGATTATTATTTCCACCACCAAAATTAATTAAAGGTCCTGGTTGTAAAAAATCGGGTGTTGGTATCGGTATTTTTAATCGGTTACTAGCTTCGGTAATCAAACTTCTTACAAATTCTTTACCCTTTTCAACTAACAAATTAACAAAGTTTATAATTGGTTCTCTAAAAAGATATACTAACGATATACCTGTAAGGATGAGATTTAATTTTGAAAATCCACCAACAATCAAACCTAAGGCAAGTTTAATCGCACCAGTAGTCGCAACATATCCTGCAACACCAGTTAAGACCATATCTTTGATCTCATTCAATCTTTTCTGATTACCTTGTCCAAGTGCTATAAGTGCATCAACACCTCTTGCAAGTAACCAACCACCAGCAAGTCTGAATAAGAATGAAGAAAGACTTGTTAAAGAACTCTGTGCTTTCTGTCCTAATCGTATTACTGGTCTAAGTGCTGCTGCTTTTATTTTTTGTTCTATTACACTCTCTTTTCCTTCACGCAACTTTTGTTGCGCTGCTCTATTTTCTAATATTCTCTCTTGCTGCTCCTTTTGCCTTTCTAATGCTTGCTGTGTTGCAAAAGATGTTCTTACACCTTCAAGAGAACTTGAGAGTTGATTAACTTGAATACTAAGACTTCTTATTTCACCAGAAACAGCAGCTAACTGCATAGAATTCGTATTCAGCAACCTTTGAGATCTAATCTCAGAAGGTGATACTGCAGAAGGATTTGCTCTACCCGTAAAGGCAGAGGATGAAATTCTACGTCTTCTAGCTATTAGTGGCGAAACTTCAACCATTCATCTGCTGTTGTTGTGCTTTTAAGTTTTCTTCTTCAATGTATTGTTGGAGGAAAGTAAGGTAAATTTCTTTCTCCCAAGGTATCATATTTTCAAGTTCTGTCAAGCTGTATTTATGGTGTTGCATCATAGCAAAATTTATCCTAAAGTATGACTCAAGGTCAGTATGAGCCATACTTATACGAAAAAAGATGCTAACCCTTCCAACACGATATCGTTTTCAACTTGAGTATTTGGATTCAACACCTTGATTGTATGAGAAAGTTTGGGCATTGTTTCAAAGAACTTTTCAATTTCTTTGAATTGTTTTGAACTCAGTTGCTCAACAAATTCTCTTAGTTCTTTTTTAGTACAATCTTTTGTTGACCAGGATTCTTCCTCATTGTAAATTTGTTCTATACAAGACATAACAATATCAAAGGTATCATCTACACCAACATCATTCAGTGCGAAATTACTCTTGATGAATTCATCCATTGCAGGATATTTTAATCTCATAGTTAGATCATCATCAAGTTTGACATCTCTTGAGTGTTTTTTATCAAAGAGAACTTCAATCTCATCAAGAGTGATAACTGCTGGAACTTTGGTTTCTCCATCATCTGGGCAAGTGACCATAACTTCAACCTCCTCTCCGACAGATTTGCCGCGAATGTTGAGGAAGAGATATTCAATGTCAAAGGTTGCAAGTTCATCAACCTTGACACCTCTTGTCAAAATGCAAGAAGAAATTACTTCTTTGACTGCGTTTGCAATCGTTGAAATATCTTCGCTTTCCATAGCGATGATAAGAACTTTTTCTTCTTTGACCAAGAATGGTCTATATTTAATTTTCTTCTTGGTAGAAGGAATCACCAACTCGTAGGTTGGTGTAGAAATCTTTGGTAAAGGCATTACAATCTATGCACATCAGTAAAATTATTTATTAGGCAATTCTAGTGCTACCAGTACTACCACGGACGCCTTCAGAAATGATTGTGCTTCCACCATCACCACTGTTTAAGAATCTACCATCAGCGATAAGTTTTTGAAGACCATCAAGTTTTTTATCATATGGTCTCTGAGCATATCCAGTTATATCATCAAGACCATCAAGATTCTTAGCTCTTACTGTTTCAGAGAATGATCTCTTAGATCTTACTTGAGAAGGATCATTATTTTCAGATTCATCTAACTGTCTGTCAAGAGATCTTGATCTACCTGCAATATGGTAATCATATGTAAATGAAGCAGTCGCTTTCAGAATTTTAGATCCCTCATAAGATACTTGCATAGCATCTAATGATAGTGGAAATAAATTAATAAACTTGTATTCAATATAATTTTTATAGTCTCTCTCAAACTTGACAATTCTAGTTTCACTGCACTTATATGCATCAGGATACTGCATCCTGAAATAATATCCATCTGCTGTTGGGTTGGCAGATTCACCTTCTAATCTAGATCCAGATGAAATAAACTCCATCCAATGCTCCAAAAACTTCAAAGATTTGTAATCATTATCAACATAAAAATCCATACTCATTTCAGTGAAAGATCTTGTATGTGCAAACTTTTGTGCCATACCTTGATACTTTCCTACAACTGATGCTGTAGCGTGAGCACTACCAGGTAAAGATGCCCTACAGCACAATAGTGATAGATCATCTGCAATATATCTACCAAGAATACCTTTAGTCTTAAGATAATCCGCTAGAATATTACTAAATCCAGCAAATGTTACTGCATAATGAGAAGTTTGGGCAACATTTGATAAAGTAGGTTTTATCTGAGATATCTTTTTCGGAAATGGTCTAGGCACTCTAAATACTCTTAGGTGATTGTTTAGTTATTTAGATGTCATATAAGGGAAAATACAAACCATCTTATCCTAAGAAATATAAGGGTGATCCGACCAATATTGTATACCGTTCTCTCTGGGAACGCAAGTTTATGGTCTACTGTGATAATAATCCAAGTGTTATAGAATGGCAGTCGGAAGAGTTTTGTATCCCATATCGTTCTCCTATTGATAATAAGGTTCATCGGTACTTTCCAGACTTCTTTATTAAGTACAAAGATGTGAGTGGTAAAATCAAATCATCTTTGATTGAAATCAAACCAATGAGGCAGTGTTCCCCCCCACCCAAACCAAAGAGGCAGACAAAAAAATACCTGAACGAAGCATATGAATATGCTAAGAATCAGGCAAAGTGGAGAGCAGCACAAGATTACTGTGCTGATAGAATGTGGGAATTCAAGGTGATGACTGAAAAAGAATTAGGTATCAAGTAATGGCAACCAGACCCACAGATACAGACAGTAATGTAAATAGGGTCCGTGGTATTGCTGATGATATCATCGGAATAAAAGATCCTGATGATATTATGATTGCACTGCTTGAAGTTCTTACAGAGCAACCGAAAACATCTGTTCAACCAGGTCAGATATACGTCTTTGTATATAATGCAAAAACACCCCAACTAAGGTACGATCAAAATCCTTTCGTAGCAGTCACAGATATTATGCCTTGGGGTTTCCGTGGAATCAACTTTCACTGGGATGAACCTAGACAATATACCTGGGCAGAAGTTGCTGGTGGAGTATACAGAGTGTACCCATCAGAAGTAAAAGATTTATCAATGATCCCTTTTGGCAATTTCAAGCTAAATACATAAAAGCTTCTTTATAGATGGCACGATCCAGAGCTCAATTACAAAACGATCTCACTGAGATGTTCAAGGATGGTTACGACTATCAAGAGAGCAAAGAAGCTACTGATTCTATCGAAACTGCTAATTCCACGCAAAATGAAGCGGAAAAGGAACCAGCAGAAGATCCTAAAAGAAAGTCCGAATCATCCGCACAAGTTTTTAGATATCCTTACAAAAAATATCAAGAAACTCAAGATAGTTTACTTATAACTGCCTTTGATTTTGATAGAAGAGATCAAAGTATTGGTCAACTTCTTACTCCTTTATTTAAAAATACATTTCAAAAATACGTAGGAGTTACAGAAAAAACCGTATTTAATCCGAAAACTGGACTGAACGAAACTGTTCAGACTGAAATTACTCAACAGATAGGTAATTTGTATCCATCTGGAATTAACATCAATATTGATGGACTAGGAACACCACTTCCAAGTGCTACTGATACATTTAATAGTGGGGACGTTGGAGAACTTTTAAAAAATGCATCTTACATCTATCTACCTATTCCACAACAAATAAGTGATAGTATGGTTGTTGATTATGCTCAGGATAAATTGAATCCTGTTCAAGGAATGACTGCAGCAGCGGTTGGTGGAATGCTTGATCCCCAACAAAATGAACTTGGAAACAAGGTGATGGATATTCTTAAAACAATAGGATCGAATCCGGGAAGCACAAGATTTACTGGAGAAGCAAAAGATGTGGCTGCTCTACAGACAGGATTAGCAGGTATGGCATTGAGAGGCATCACCAATGTTTCTCCTGAAATGCTTATCTCCAGAGCATCAGGTCAAATCTTCCAATCTAATTTAGAATTGCTGTTTAGTGGAGTTGCGTTAAGAACATTCCCATTTGTATTTGATTTTGCTCCTAGAAATGAACCTGAAGCTCGTGAAGTAATGAGAATAATTAAAGAGATTAAATATAGAATGGCACCAAGTAAGGGATCAGGATTACTTCTCTCATCACCAAGTTACTTCTTGTTTTCATATAGGTCTGGAAAAGACAAACATCCTTTCTTGAATCAATTTAAACTTGGTGTTCTTACTGATATGTCAGTAAACTATACTGCAGGCGGCAATTATGCAAGTTATGGTGGAAAATACAAAGCACCTGTACATATGAGAATGCAATTAACATTCAAAGAAGTTAATCCAGTATATCAAGAAGATTATGAAGATCTATTTGATGCAGGAATCAAGGGAGTCGGTTACTGATGTCTTATTTTAGAGAACTACCAAATATACTATATCCATCCAATTTAGTAGATAAAGAATCATCTCAGCAATATATTGCTGTAAAAAACTTGTTCCGTAGAGTAAAACTCTCTGGAGAAGCCGATGGTATTGCAAGTTTATTCACAAAATATACCATTCTTGAAGGTCAACGACCAGATACGATAGCAAAGGCATTTTATAAAAATGAAACCTATGATTGGGTTGTAGTCTTAACTTCAGGAATTACTAATATCAAAGATCAATGGCCACTTTCAAACTATGATCTTAACAGATACGTTGAAAATAAGTATGGTTTGACAGAG